TACGACAAGTTTCTCTCGCTCGTCGAGAGGGGCGAACCTGAAACGCTGGCGAACGAGTTCGAGTGCTGTTGGGGCATGTACATCCAGAAGCGTCTGCAGCTGGATGCTCCCGATAAAGTCCGCCTGGCTAACGACTGGGCGTACGCGTTGTCGGGTGGAGCTCGTGGCACCAGAAGCCCTACCGACAAGAAGGTGATTCTGCCCGACGGATCCAAATGGGACGACTTTTCGGCCTTGCGGGTTCGCGTGATTGACGCTGGCCCCTGGTCCATCAACTGCGATCTGCAGATGGTGGCTTCGAGCCATATGCAGTCGCTGTTCGTCCGCTGGCCAAAGACGTTCCACGTCAACACCGCCGAGCAGATCGTGCAGGTAGTGGACGGCAAGCATGTTTACTGTTCCGACGTCAGTGAATACGATCAGTCCATGAGCAAGGACGCGATCGCCGTCGTGTTCGAGACCATGCGCGAACAGTACCCAGAAGGCGTGTGTCGGTCGGCCGAGAGGCTGTACCAGGCACCTTACTACGCTAAGCCGCTGTCACTCGACGGCACGCGGGGAAACTGGATCGCCAATCCGCTGGACTGGAACTTCAACATGAACTCGGGCAACCGCTCGGGTCACGCGTTCACGTCCTTGGTCGCAAAGGTGAACAAGGTTATCGAAACTTTGTTCTTGTTCGACTTCTTGTACCCCGTTGCGGAGCGGAGTATCATGCAATACCTGAAAGGAGATATGCCAATCGGTCTGGTTAACAATGGTGATGACGAAATCGTCTGGACCGTAACCCAGGGCGACATGAACAAATTCAAACTGCTCAGATCCGACCGTGCGTTGGGTCACTACGCCGTTAGTCCTGAGGACGGGCAGGGTTTCTCGGGGCTGCTGCTGGTTCGTCCGGATCCAGGCCAGTTGCGTTACGTTCCGACAGCCAAGCTGCAGACTCCGATTGAAAAGTGCTACGTCCCGGAGCGCAGCATCGGGACGATGATGCGTCGTTTCTGGCCCGTCGGCTGGTTCGATCGCATCGACTCACTGCACACGTCCGATGCGGGCCGTGCAATGTGGGATTTACACAACTTCGCGTATCGTAAGCACCTCGAACCC